ACGGTGATGCCCGAACTAGATGTTGCCATCTTTATGCTGTTGTCGTAATAGAGTTCTGCGGCTCCATTCTGTCTACAAACTATAGCGTTTTCACTACCACCCATTCTTATATTTATTGGGTGGGACACTGATTCAATAATATTATTTGCTCCATTGTGGTAGATTTGTAGATCATTTGACGTACCAAACATAGCCTTACTACCGTCATCCATGTGTAGATGAGAACCAGAATGAATTTTAAAACCAGTCGCTGTTGTGTAGCACTTAATAGCACCATCGTAATAAAGGTCTACTGTGCCGTTTTCTGCAGCAGATATAAGTATTTCATTATCAGCAGCGTTGTTAACTCTTAATGCAGACGTATTAATATGTAGTCTTCCTGTGCCTGTTTCTGCTATGTATGAGTGAAAGCCGTCATGATAAATAGATAAATCTGAGTCACCAAAAGTACATTTAGCGTTATCAGCAAATTCAAGAGCATTATCTGATTTATCCCAAACTAAATTATAACTAGCACCGTTAAAAGTTACATCGTCATCAAATACATTTCCACCGGATAAAGTAGATAAAACTATCCAAGCATTGTTAGCGCTATTTCTTATTTTTCGTTGATTACTTGTTGTATCATTCCAGATCATATAGGCATACGTCGTTGAAGGTGCCGACGTTCCACTGTTACCCGTTACCGTTGCCGATAGTGCATTATTCAGATCTGCCCTAAACGCCGAACCTGATTGGTTAGCAATTACATAATCATGTTGAGCCATTTAAGTTACCTCTTTACCTGTGCCGTTGGCGGAATAATGGAATTGGCGGCTCACATTAGACCCGCTGCTATTCTTAAATTCTACTTGAAAATTAGTCCTAGTCACGTTTGATATTGCGGCGTAGTCACCTGTTGCCATATCTAAAGCCGTGATATTTACCTGTGGCACTGCATAAAACGCATTCGGGAACGTTGCTGTATAAGTGCTTGTCCCTGAAGTCAAAGGCCCGGCGCTTTCGTTATGTTGCTGCAATAATGCCGTCACTCCTAATTGATCAATTGCAATATTTTCTCTTTGCTCTCCAGACGTAGCAACGACCTTAAATTGAACATGTCTTGCCCTAATTAAATTAGAATTAAAAATCGTCCAATCGCTGTAAGTTGGTGAACTTGCATCAGTGCTATATCTAAATAATAAGTCAGCATCAGGATCTCCTATCACATCATCAATCGTTGCAAGTGTATCAATCAAAGGTAAATCATCCCAAAAGTTGCCGGGGTTAAATGCAAGTGTTGTAAATTTCGATCTTAAATTCACATCAAACACGCCACCAAGATCTAAAGCACCTCCAAACGTATATTCACCCGACGCCTTAATACCGCCTAAAGCATCAATCGAAGTCCAATCATCAATATTATCAGTTATTGAATCTATATCTTCGCCATTGGCAAGTATTAACGCATCACGTTCGGCGCTATACAGCATATTGGTTAAATTTCCTTGGAACTTCGGAGTCGTACTAGATTCTTCAAAGGTTAATGAAACATCAGCCGCAGGACTTCCCGTGACTCTGACAACGTTTCTTTGTTCGGCTTCCGCCTGCGCTGTTTGAACAATTGTCGCTATGCCTGACGACTCATTACCCGTATCATCTTTTGCTTTTAATAAATAAGTACCAGCTTTAAACGGCACAACTTTTCTTGTTTGGCTACCAGCCGCCGCAGGTACAAGAGTTGTTGAATTTGCCCATGTTGCGCCGCTTGTTCGTGGCGTATGCCTAATTAATATTGAACCGCCTAATTTCACATCTAAATCAGGGTGTTGTGTCCATGCAAGTTCGGCACTTTGGCTATTTAATACGTTTAGATAGGCGCCTGATACATCCGCAGGAGGGGCCGTTTTACCAAATGCCGTAATGCTAAGTGTTGATGGATTTGTTGACGATTGAAGTATTCCGTTTAAAGAAAAGACCCGAACTTGATATGTACCCGCTGAAGTATCTAAAATCTCAAAATCTGGTCTAGTAATCCTTTCTGTCCTCCAGTTATCATTAGCACTTCCTTTTGTCCATTGAACTTCGTATTGAGAAATTCCTGCTTGAGCGTTCCAACTGATATTAATTTTTGCAAGTGCTAAACCATTACTTTCATATAAGACCTCACTAGCAACAAGACCGCTAGGCGAATCAGGTATTTCATTTAATACAGATATGGGCCTTTCAGGTAAGGTTGAACCGTCTTCGATATATGTATATTTTGAATCTGAATAAGTTAAACCTGTAACGGTATAGATAGAGCCTTCTTCTTCTGTGACATTAATAACTCGCCATTGAGTTGTTTTTACTGAATCATTTTGTAAAACCCAAACAGAATTAGGATTAGGCGCCGAAGAATAAGCGCTAGAAACTGTAATTACTGCGCCTGATATTCCGCTTACTGTTTTACTTTCTACCGTTCCATTTGGAAGTATCACCGAAAGGGTTGGGTTGCCTGTTGTTGGTAAATCTGTTGCCGCCGTATCATCAACTGTAATTTGTGTTGTTGTTGCTGTTTTTATCTGCCCGCCTCTTCTTACTCCAGCTTTTACAGGATCAGCAATTTCTATTACTTGCCCCGGTCTACATATAATGCCAGCCGCTAAACTTGTTTGAAAACTTACGGTCTCAGCTTGATAATTATCCGCGTATAAAATAGCCCTTCCCATTCTTGCAGCTTGCCCCCTTGAAGTACACCCAAACGCCATAATATCTTTTGAAATTTGGCCATACTTTGCGCTTAATGTTGTATCTTCTACAGTCTCCCAATCCATGTCTTGTGAATCATTATTGAAATATGAAACATTAACAATCGTATGACGGCTTTTTATATCACTGCCGCTATAACTAAAGCCACCTTCTAATACATTTGCAAGGGTAAATAAATAGGCAGGATCAGCCGCCTTATCTTGTGAAATTGTTAAACTTCCCGTACTCCAATATGGCATGACGCGCATAACAGAACAGAGGTTGTTTATTAAGTCGTATGCTTGTTCTTGCGTTTGTATATAGGCGTTACAACTAAAGCGAGGCTCAAAGGCACCTTCTCCATTATCAACGCTTGTTGACGCATAACTAGAGGCCGCATAAAACGCCCATTTGTCGAGTTGACTTGCGGTTATATGATCACCTAGCCCAAAAGTGGTATTAATTAATAAATTATGTAAAATCCAAGACGGATCTGAGCACCATTCGGGATTAGTTTTAAACGTTCCATTCCATGCGCCTGAATAACTAATAGCTCCCGTAGTTGCGTTTACTGTTCCATTTGCAGGTATTGGTACTTTGATACCTTTAATCCTGAACATTCTTTGAGGTACTTGCGGAAATTGTTCTGCATCAAAACGAATACCAGAATGGGCAATTTGGTCATAAGATCTTTGCGTATCAATTAATTCTGTATATCCTTGAAACTGGAAAGCATCGCTTAATTTTGCGTCAGTACTATCAGCCGTAACTCTTTCGACTTTTACATTAATTGTTGTCCAATCTGTATTACTTGCATCAAAATTTATCCTGTAATCTCTTTGATATAAACTCGAAGTTTTTCCCGTTACAGTATCATCAATGATAACCGCATAACCGCCCGAATTGCTGCCGCCTGTATATTCCAAAGATATTTTTAATCGAACAGAAGAACCCGTAATATTTCCATCATCTTCAAATTTTTGTAGAACAGGGAAAGCAACAGTGACACGGATTGCAGTTACATTTTGATTCGTAATTGATCTAATTACAGGGGTGCTAGTTGTAACCACAACGCCAACACCTTTTACAGTTTCTTGATCAGGTATGCCGGGAATATATGCTTGAGGGTTTGTTCCAAATCTGGGATCGAATGATACATTTTGAAAGTTATAATCACCCTCTAAAGCATTTGCAGGATCAGCGTTTTGTCTTAAAACTGAAGTGCCGTTGAGATAAACATCTTTTAATGCTGCGCGGGTGTAATTCGCTGTTCCTCTTGTATAACCGTGAGCTATTGCCGAAGGGAAGCCTTCGATCTCACCTTCCGATAAAACGTCAATAAAAGTTGCAAATTGCTTACTGCTTAACGTGTCGCTTGGTTGCGTTGCCTGACTAACGCCTCGATCTAAGGGGGTTAAGAATGGATCGCTCATGCTTGCCCCTCAACTTGTACGGTGTCAACACCTGCTGAAACAACAATCGAACCGCAAAACACTTGACCAAACGCTAAAGGTAAAGCAGTGCCAACCCTTGATACTTGTTGTATTCCACTAAAAGCAAAGTTCTGATTAGATGGATTATTAATGCTTGCAATGTTTGGCGGAGCAGGCGGCGGAAATAATAATTGTGACGCACCACTTAAAGCAAAAGAAATACCAATACTTGTTGATGCTGTTCCAATTGCGGCACCTATACCAGATGCACCCGCACCAATTAACCCCGGTGCTAAATAAGGCGCTGCAATGAACGCCGCCGCCATAACAAAAGTTCCAAACGTAGATTCAAAGAAATCTCTTGATCCTGTTGCTACTGGAATAATTTTGATGTCTTGGCAACCACTAGGATGGTTTAACTCATCTTCTCCAATGTCATATTCACCAACTTTTACTTTATAAACTTGTCCGCTGATATGTTTTTCTAATCCAGGCCAATTAGCAAGCAAAAAACGCATTGCCTCACCTGCACTATTAACATCAGCTAAAAAAGTACGAAACCCTAAAAACCTTGCAAGTCGT